GCGTTGATGTTGCGGTAATCTTCAAACACATCCTCTATGCCCTTGCGACCGCCCTCCGCTGCATTCACAAAACCAATTCCGCTCCTGCCAAACATGTTCGCAGCAGCATCAATCGCATTGCTCTTGTCCGGTTGCTTGTCGAGTGCGTCCATGAACTCATAGAACACATCCATCCAGTGTTTTAGGTTGCCCTCCGCATCATAGATGTCAATGCCCATGTCCTTGAACATTTGCGCCTTCATGCCTTTGGAATTGCGCTCCGCTTCGGACAATGAACGACTGAAATACTCAAGACCCTTGCCAGTTTGTTGGCCTGACATTCCGGCCCGCATGCCCATGTACTCAAGCTCTTGCAGCTTCTCGATTGGTATATCGAGACGGCGACTCTGCTTTGCCAACCTGTCGGCGGTGCTTGCGTAGTTGCCTGTAAGGAGTGTAAGCGACCCTGCCATGGCGCCAACCGCCGCTCCAACAAGCAAGGCATTCTTGCTGGCAGATGCCGCAAGGTTTTCAAAACCACGCCCTGCGTCTCGCAAGCGCATGCCAAGCCTGTCCAAGCCTGTCCGCCGGACAAGCCTGTCTATTTGTTTCTGTATGCGCCGGATTGGCTTCGATGCACGGTCTTGCGCCGAGACAACAAGGCTTAATCTAAGGTCTCTTGACATTTATTTCTTTGTTGATTCTGACCATTGCCAGATGCCACCGCAACACCTCCGAGACTTCCATGTTGTCCATCTCGCTAGGCTGAAACCGAAAGAAGTAAACGATGTTTTCTTCTACTCGCTGAAACTCGGCGTAATCTCGGAAGCATCCGGCATGTCGAAAAAATTGCCGTAGAACTCAATCAACTTCATCACATCAACCTTGTCCACATCGTTGATAGAAGACGGCGGAATCTGTGCCAAATTGGCGAGCTTGTCCAATATCTCGTCAATGGTCGGATCGGCCGTCAACCCCCTCATATGCCTTGCCTTGCATCTAGCAGGAAACGCCAACTCGGTGACTTCCTTGCCATGCGCTCGGATTGGATATTCCAGCTGTATCTTGATCTTGTTCATGCCGTGATGTCCTCCGCTGAAACTGCCTCAAAACGACACTGGCCATTGCCCTCTTCGCTCTGTCGTTCGCCATCCGCCGTGTATGTCGCATTGCGGAATACCGCCGTCTTGCCATTGGCAAGTTCCAGCGTCACCGTGACATTCGCCAACTCGGTGAACTGTTTCCAGTCCAACGATGCCTTGTCCGTGATCTCGCCTTCAACATAGGGTGCTTGCGGCATTTCAGAATAGCCATGTACGCCGTCCACACCCACGATTGTCGTTCGTTTGTGCGCACCCAAGTTGAATGTGAACTCCCCCTTGGCACTGTATTGTCGCCCGTCCACCCTAAAGTAGAGCAAGCCTCCGATGCGTTCCATGTGTCTGTCTCCCTAAAGAATGAAGGCGATTTGAACGCCCGTAACGCGCAGCTGGTTGACAAGATTCGGAGTCATCAAGAAGTCGAGCCGGTTCCTGTCACTCGCATTGCGAACAACAACCAACCCCGCCTTGAACGCTTCTGCGTCCTCAACAAGTCCCAGCGATTCCCACAACCTGAACCGACCAACCGCCTCCGCCTTTCCAAGCGAAGGAGTCATGATAGGCTGCCCGTCTGCGAACCGAGTGCCATCATCGGCAAGCTTATGCCGACTGTATTTGCCACCGAAGTAATTGCGCCAATCCGTTCGCAGGTATTGCAGCGTCAATGGCGTGTTCACATCTCGGAAAGACGAGTCCGCCGTCCCAGCTGGCGATTCCTGATAGTTCGTGACCAACCTCTCAATGCGAACAACTCCGCCTGCGCCAACTCGATATGTCGCAATCCCGTCCGCAAGCACAGTGTTGCGAGCCGCCGTGTTCCATCCCTCGCCTGCCTCCGGCGGCAACACACCATGCACTTGCAGCGTCTGAAATGGTCGCGCCGGATCGTTCGCAGCTGGTTGGTGAACTGCGCCGCAAACTGCAGCGGCAAATTCGTAGGTTGGTGACGGTGAGGTTTGATGCCCGAGCGTTACAGCAAACCGCGAATTGCGCTGATTGCCATAAGTCGTTGCCTCCTGCGCCGTGCCATTTGCCCCCCGATAGCTTGACAGTCCAACGCCGCCAAACTGCGTTGACGGCCCCCATCGCAGTTCTAGCAGCGAGTCAATACCGCCCATCGAGACAGCATCCGTGAAGTCATGAACAATGAAGTCAAACCGCTCCTCCTGAACCGCATTGAGCGCCGCCCTGATGTCGGCAAGCGGTTGCGTGCCAGTGCCAGCTGTATCCGTGATCGTTGCCGCAAAGCCAGCTGGGAATATGTCAGTGTTCGCATAGTTGAACCTAACATCAAGATCGAGCGGCCCCTTATGCCGATGCGTGATTGTCACTGTGTCAGTAGCCACCGAAGCGGTCGCCGGAAGGGTCGCAACCTGCGCCGTGATAGCAGCATGGATTGCGGTTGCCGTGGCATTGACTGACTCGCCGCCCGCCAATGGAACCGAGACTCGCCTGCCTGCTATGTAAAGACTGACTTCGCCCCTAGCGGTCGCTGCGCTTGTAACCTGTATCTCGGAAGTCGCAGCTTGACCGGCGGCAACATCATTGAGAGCAACACACCACATCTCCGCAAGCGGACTGTTTTGCCGGAATCTTGCTGCCATCGCAGCGATTTGAGAGTTCGCTCCAAACGCCACTTCCGCCGCCGCAACAGAGTCGATCTGAACCGGTCTGTTTGCATCGACTGTCCCAGTGGCCAACCGTTGACCCACAAGAAGCGACTTGAACGATCCGGTCGGCGAGACAGCACGCGAACCATCCAATTCCACATATGTGAATGGAACCAAGCTGTTCGCAGGAACCTGATTGAAACTGATAGGCATTATGCCGCCCCCCGCATGTTGATTGTGTCAGTCATGTCTATGTCCCCTCCGTCAATGTCCCACTCAACGCCCGTGCGCAAGAAGTCTTGCAGCGTGTCCGGACTGTCAATGTGGACAGGCATGTTAACCGCCGCCGTCATCTGAAACACTGATATGCGCAGCTGACTAAATGCGCCCTGCCACAAATTATCGAGCGTCTGCATCTTGCAGAAGCCAATCCGAACTCCATCGGGATTGACAAGCGGACGGTTATGCATCCCGACTAGAAGCGCATCCAGCAATGCATGCGTTCCATCGGTTCCCAGCTGCAATGATTCCGGCGTGTTGCAATCGCCCCATCCTGTCGCAACACTGATTGCGAATGTCGCCGGATTGAGTTGAACAGATGTTTGATTGTCAACCACCGCACCCATCAACGCCACTCGAACCGCCGGAAGTGTTCTGTACAGTTCTTTAAGATACTCGCCATCCCACTCGCCGGGTCCGTGTTGAACATCAACCGCACCCTCTCCGAACACATGTTCGATCGACTCGCTTGCAGCGGCAATCATGGCATTTGCAACATCAACCAGCATGCTAGTTCACGATCTGCTTGATGCGCCGTGTTAGGATTTTGTTGATCTCTTTCCGGTCTCGCTTGCCAACACCCAAGAATTTGCGTGCAACCACGCGCTTCGATACCGGCGGTTTGCGTTTGCCCCGCTTGCCGTCATTCCGAATGCGGTATTTGCCTTTAAGCTGCGCCCTGCCTCCAAGCTGCGCAAACCTTGCGTACTTGACATCCGAACCAACTTGGATTTCCTTCTTGTCGTAGGTTGCCTCAATCGAGTTGAACAATCGCCCAGTCTTAATGAGCGTCTTGCGGTTTTCACGCCTCGCTGCGTTCGAACGCTTCCAAAACTTGCCGGTTGGCCCTTGTTGTTGTTTGAACCTGAGTTTTGTGTTCAAGACCATCTTAGGTGCGATTTCCGCGAACACTGGTCGCATGTCTTTGTTGCTCTTTTGAAGCAAAGCAAACTTGCGCTGGATAACCTTCGCCCGCGCCTGAATGCGAATGTCTACCGCCATGCTACACCGCTCGCCAATGGTCGTTTAGCGACAATCGCATGTGCGCAAAGATCGCCCTTCGCCGCTCTTGGTCAATCACCGTGTATTCCCGAACCTGCTCCGCAACTGTCAATCGAACGCGCGTTATTTTCAGATCGGTCGGCGGCATGTCGCAATTGATCTGCTGGCCGCTTTCAGAGGGAAGATCTGCCAATTCAGACGCCCCCTCTGGAGTATTTGTAAACCTGCCTCGCACTGGATGCATCCCGCCCGCACAATCGACCAAAGTGATTGTCTCCGGCCATACAGCTAGATCGGAATGCTCAAGCGCAAAAGGCGTGGTCATGCCTTGCTCGACACTTCCATCGACTGCGCCGTGGCCAACATCCGCTTGAACATATGCTCAAGATTTACGACCCGCTCATTGAGAGAGACAACCATGCTTGCATCCGTGCGCTGCTTCGCCTTCGCAGCCTGTATAGATGCCTTGCGCTGCTCCTCCCAGTTCGGAGCCTTGTCGAACTCGACCCTGCTAGCAGGCGCAAGCGTGCCATTGGCGACAAGGTAGGATATCTCCTCGTGCGTCTGCATGTGCTTGCAATTGTCGTTCATTTCAATCTGAATGACATCTCCTGCAAAGCAAGACTCCGGCGATCGAACCATTTCACGATCGTCCCCCGGACGCTCGAACTTCGCCATTATCAAGCCCTTCTGCACTCGAACATATGCGAACCTACGCCCGCGCAGTGCTTTCAGAATTGACCTGTATGTGTCTGCATCGACCCTCTCAACTGTCGCAGGGTCAATCGACACCATGTCCTCAAAACGCTCCATGTCATGCCTCCAATGTTAGCTGGGTACCCAGCTGGCTTTAACGAATGCCGCCGGAAAGCGCATAAACACATCACAAAATTTGTTCAGTGTGATCCGAGTTTGCCCAGTCGCCGCTTGTGAAACATCATCGATAGTCAGAAAAGCGACACTGTATGAAAACTGAACGACATACCGCCAATCGCCATAAAGCAGCGTATGCTCATTGTTCGCTGCGCCCGTAGCACGCGGCAACAAGTTGGTCACATAAGCGGGTTGCTCGGCAATGTATCCACTCGGCCCCTGAATGCCCGCACCAGCTGGCATGGAGTATGTCGTAGCTTCGTACAGCGTCCGATTGTTTCCGCCAACCGTAGACGGGAAACGCAAGATTTGCGCCAAGTGCTTCCGGATGCCGCTTGTGATAGCGAACTTCGCCATGTCATCCGGTATGTTCGCATCCTGCAACGCGTTTTGGATATTGAGCATGTCGCTATAGGTTGGCGCGTTGCCCTGAATGGCTTCGGTCGCAACACCCGCTGCAGACAGGATGCCAGTCGGTTGACCGCCCGCACCAGTGCCAGCATAGACAGCTGACTCCTCCAACTGCGCCATCGCACGCGCCATCTCGGAAGTCGCAAGCGGAATGGTTGCGATCTGACTTGCAGCTGCAACCAAGTTCATCCAGCTGATGTCATCCCGAACGCCCGCACGCTTCGGTGAAGTGGTTGCGGACACGAATGTCAAGTTGCCATCCGCTATCTCGGCGTTTTCTGCCAACCAAGCAGCTGTCAGTGAAGCGGACAGTCTCGGAAGCGTTTGGTCATTGCTGATAACCAGCATCGGAATGCCAAGCGACTGCGCAATGTTGGTTGGCCTAAAGAATGGCACCAGCATGTCGCCTCGGAATGTCGGCTCCGTGCGCTTCTTGCCAGTCTCAATCGACTCCGCATAGGTTTCTGCAAACGCTGCATCAACCTGCCTCCTGCCTGCGATCGCAGTTACAGGGAATGGTACATGCACTGGATTGACCGCGCCTCTCCGCGCAGCATCCCGAGACAACTTCTGTTGCGCCTTCTCGATAAACGACTGCTGCGAACTGCTGAAACCGGTCTTGATGAACTCCAATTCGGAGTTCTTGTGCTTGCGCCCGATCGTGTCCAATGAAAAGTTGGCACCCTGCGCCTCAATGTCCTGTATCAGAGCATCGAACATGCGCGGCATGTCGAAGTACGGTTGCTCGGCATTGCCGCTACCTTCCTGCACCTTGACCAACTGCGCCGACTCATCGCCACCAGCCTGTATCATTTGATCGAACCGAGCATTCGCCAATTTCTGCGCTTGCTCCAACAATGCAGGAGCCTTTTCCGCCGCCGCTTTGCTGTCCAGCGTGGACAGCTGAATGAGCATGTCCTTCAGACTGTCTCGATAGGAAAGAGTGGCAATGTCATCGCCCTTCGCAGCGTCAATCTGATGCTGCAAACACTGCATGGCACTTGTATGCGCCTGATTGGCTTTCAAGTCGGCAATCTGCGCTTGATGCGTCTTGGCTTGCGCCGCAAGCTTGTCGTTCGCAGCATCCAGCGTAATGCCATCCGGCGCGCCCGTGATTGGCACTCCTGCCTTGTCATCCAAGACAAGATCGGCGCCGCCATCGGCAAGTTGCAAGCCAGCCATCGTGTCCAGCTTGTTGAGTGAGTTCATTTGACCTCTCCTGTAAGTCCACA